ACATTTAGGCGGGTGACGTAACCCTTTTGAGTTACATTTAGCAGAGTAACCCGTCACAGTTACATTTGGCAGTTTGGCAGATACCAAGATAGGCAGATAGGCAGTGCTTCAAACAGGCAGTTTGGCAGTGTGGCAAAATAAAATCGGGCAGTCAGATATCTATACAGATTTCCAAAATCGAAGTGTTTTTTAGGATATGTATACATTTTCCCAAAATCTATACATGTACAGAGTGCTGTACATAGTGCTGTACATAATACTAATCCATTCTGTCGTTTCGGTGTTTTATGCGGAGGTAGATGACGATAGCTTTTTCTATGATGAATAGGATACCGCCGATAGCGGATATGACAAGGGCGTAGGTGACAAGTCCTGAATTGGCGATTTCAACGACTTGTTGGGTTTGTTCTTGGGCTTGAACGGCACTGGCTCCAACGGCTGTTGTAATAGAGCCAAGCCCTATTCTGTTGGCAATACGGTCAATAATTTCTAAACTATCTGGGTTAAACAACATAAGTATCCTGTTCCACATTCGAGGTAGCCTTTTTTATTAGTATTATTTAGTGTACCATTTAAGCTCATTTGAATGAAAAATGCAAAGAGGAAAATATCATGGCATACGGCAGCGAATCATATCGTCCGATGGACAGTTACAAAAAACCAACCACTACTTCAACAAAACGTAAACCAGCCAATAGTCCGGGCAAATCTGCTGGTAAAGGCGGTAATCGCGGTAAAAGCGGTAATCATAGCAAGAGTGGTTATTAATATGGCTAACGATAAGGGCGAGTTCTATCGCCCAATGGACATTTATGGAACACCAGATACCAAACCGGAAAAGTCTGCAAACGGCCCTAAAGTTAGTGAAGTCCCACCAGCGAAAGCTACACTGGCAGCTAAGAGCATACCTAACCCAACTAAAGGGCCAAAACCGTCAAAAGGCGTGAATGGCAATCGCATATCCACACCCAACCGTAAACCACGTAAACTTCGCGGCACAGGGTATTAAGCATAGAATTTTACAAATAACAAGTGTAGAATCTAATTATTTATGAAAAGGATTAACTAATGGCTGCTGTAACACTTTTAAACGCCGTAACGTCAACTGGTGCAGGGGCGATTAGACTCCTTGCTAACTTGACAAGACACCACACCCTTGCAGTTGTAGTTACTGGTGCGCCCACTGCAGTCGTTATTGCCTTAGAAGGTAGTATTGACGGGACTACTTTCTTTGCGCTAGAAACACTAACCTTTGACGCTGGTGAGATTACGGCTGAACAAGCGATAATACATAGTGTTGACAAGCCTGTTACTCATATTAGGGCTAATCTGATTACCCTAACAGCGGGTACTACTCCAACGGTGACAGCAAAGTATGTTGGCGAATTTTTCGGAGCCAAAAACATCGGTCGGACTGGACAATTCTAAATGTGGCATGCAAAAGCAATTGATCTTGACGATGACGTTACCACTGTTCTGTCAACAGCGGCTATCGTCAAAGGTATCTATGTAAACACCGTAATGTCAGGACATCCTTGTTTGATCAAGAATGGTACAGATACTTTACTAGTAATCCCTGCTACTTCTGCAGCAGGGACTGTTATTGATTTTGCGGGTGAGAAAGGCGTATTATTTGATACTAGCGTTATTGTTGACCCTGACAATTCGGCAACTGGAAATATAACAGTATTCTACAATGCAAGGACTTAATCATGCAGCAACAACCAACTGGTCAAAATGAAGAAACGATATCTACAGCTCCTGATACTACTGTTTCTGGTAAAGAAGAAGATATGTATGCACAGCTTGACAAGATTGGATTGGTACTAGCGTATTCAAGATCATCTGCCATCTATGCGAGGCAGAATGCAGGGATTGAAGAAGAATGGCTTGAAGACGAAGAATACTATGAAGGCATTGATGATTCCAACCGTAACGAGTCAACCGCATGGCGAGGCAAGCCATTAGGTCAGGCACTCCCGCTTGGTGACGAAGATAAAGACCATCATGGCTCTACCATATTCCTAAACATCACTCGCTCATACGTCGATGCTACTGCAGCCCGATTGGATGATATGCTATCGGCCCCCGGCGAGAAGACATTCAAAATCAAACCAACCCCACGCGCCGAACTGCTATCGCTATCCGAAGGTAAGATAACGCCGAAGATTAGCGCAATAGTAACTGCAGGAGCGACCACCGACGAACAACGTGCTTCCCAGACTAAAAGTGCCATTGAACAGGCAACAGAACTTATCAAGCAAGCTAATGAGGCTGCAGCTAAAGTCGAACGTCAGATTTGGGATTGGCATGTTGAAACCCAATTTGCAGCACAAAATAGACGCGTCATTGAAGATGCGGCTAAAGTAGGTACGGGGATCTTAAAAGGCCCAATCCCTACCAAGTCAACAAAGATGATATTCAAAAATGGCAAGATTGAAATGGTAGATGAAATTAAACCAGCATCTATTCGCGTGAGCTATCGCAATTTCTACCCCGATGGGGCTTGTGGTGAAAACATCCACAACGGTAACTTTACTTGGGAGCGCGATGATATAACTCGTACTGCCCTACATCGTTTAATAGATACCCCCGGTTACATCAATCCTCAAATTGAAAAGATTATCCTCGAAGGCCCAAGAGCTGCTACAAAAGATTTCAGTTATGAAGAAGACAATCCGGGGCTAAAAATTTCAAACGATTCACGAAAGACCCTATTTGAAATTTGGTACTACTATGGCTCTATGAAGAAGACTGACTTATTGAAGATTGACGCTTTTTCAAATGGCGCAGTCATTAACAGTATGGAAGGCTTTGAACAAAATGAAAACGAGTATGTTCACGTTCAGATAACAATGGCTAACAACCACGTAATCAGAGCAACACTATCACATCTTCAAACAGGTGACTTCCCGTATGATGTTATGGTTTGGCAGCGTAGAATGGGAATGCCTTGGGGTATTGGCGTTGCGCGTCAAATCCGACCAGCACAGCGGATCATCGTTGGTGCTATGCGCCACATGATGGACAACGCTGGTATTGCTGGTGGCCCGATGCTTTATATTGATACCAATTTAATTCAGGCTGCAGAAGGGCCAAATGAAGTTCGGCCTTGGAAGATATTTATAGCAGCGGATGACGCTGAACCGGGACAAACCAATGTCAGGTCGGCACTCGTTCCTATCATCATTCCAATGCTACAGGAAGAACTACAAAAGATTATCGAGCTTGGGCTGAAAATGGCCGAAGATATAACAGGTCTGCCATTGATTATGCAGGGCCAAACTAGCCAGCGCACCCCGAATACTCTTGGCGGTATGCAGCTTCAGAATAACAATGCCTCTACCGTTCTACGCAGGGTTATCCGATTATATGATGACAATGTGACCGAGCCTCATATCCGTCGATACTATGACCATATCTTACAATATAGCGAAGATGACGAACTCAAGGGCGAGTTTAACGTTCATGCTCTTGGCTCACAGGCGATGATCGAGAGGGATATGGCAAGTCAAATGCTAATCAATATGACCGACCAAGTAATGAATCCTGTCTTTGGAATAGACCCTAAAAAATGGTTTGCCGAATTGCTCAAAGCGAATAAGTTTGACCCGGTTACGCTTGAATACGAAGACGAGAAGTGGCAGGAGATCGTTGAAGGATTGGCAGAACAACAGTCAGATCCTAAAGTTGAAATTGCTCAGATGCAGATACAGCATGAAAAAGAATTGGAGCAGTTCAAGACTGAATCTAAAGCCCGTATGCTCGAAGCTGAGAAGACAATCGAAGCTCAGAATAACGAACGTGATCGTGAACTTGAGTTAATGAAAGCCCAAATGGGTAACGAGCAGAAAGAACAAGACAGACTTCAGGAAGATAAGGATCGTCAAGTTAAGATTGGCATTGCCCAAATGGAAATGGAATTAGAGACTTTTCTAGCTGAAATGAAAGAAAAAGGGCTTAATGCCCGAGAATTTGATAAGATTAAGCAAAAGATTACAGATACAACTATGAAGCTACAAACTCAGGTGAGTTTGAGCGGTACTGAGGCTGTGAAGCCTGCAGTAGAGCCGAAAGGCCGAGCTAAGGATGGCAAATCGTTTACTCAATAATTGGAGATAATTATGTCGAACTGGTGTCAGTTCTGTGACAAAGAAATGGTCATAGAGCAAAGCGTGGTATACGCTGAAGGTTATATAACGTGTGGTTCAGATAAGTGTGTTGCTGCAGCAGAAGCATTAGTCCAAGCTATTCTCAATGAAGATCCTACAAGAGCGACAGATGGTAAATTTGTTATATTCAGCACGATGACCCCCAAGGATGAAGACTCTTGGCGCATCGTTCCCGTCGAAGACCACCCCGATTTTTTAAAAGATGAAGCAGTGATGACTAAGCTATTTGAAGGTGAAATGGCTAACGTATTTCATCCTAATCATTTAAAAGAAATTTATTACTGTGCTATGTCTCTTGAGAAAGTAGAGGCAGATATAAAGGAGCCGAGTGATGAAAGATCCACTGATGACGGAATATGAACTGCAGCAACCGGGTATGGTTAAGTTAATAAAATACCTTGATGACAGACTTCAAATGTTAAGAATAAAAAATGACAACTATAAAGCTGACCGTTCTACGCGAGGTAGAATAGCTGAAATTAAAGACTTAAAAAAAGCGTTATATCCTACTAAGTCTGATATTGAAAGTGCATCTTTCAATGACGCGATGAAAAGTTAATAGAGGACATTCTAATGAGCGAAAAAAACGAAGACCAATTGAGCGACGAAGAAAAAGTTGCCTTAGAAACTAAAGCAGCACTGGATGCTGAAATAGCTTTTGAAGCTGGATTTAAAGATGAACAATTTCAGATTACCCCTGAACCAACAGGAGATCCAAATGCAGAACAACAACAGCAGCAGCAGCAGACTCCGGCAGCTACGATTAAACCGGGTCAAGAGACAAAGATCCCAACGAAGGAACCTGAAGTTGACGAATGGGAAGGGATCTCTGATACGTTAAAAAAACGTTTCAAAGATATGGAAGCGGGATTGGCTAAGGCTAACCAAGTTGCTAATGCAGCGTCAGGTCAAGCTAGAAAGCTACAGAATCAAGTAGCCAATCAAAAGACTGAACCGCCACGCCCTACCAGTGAACAGATACTTGCAGCGATGACTGATAAAACTAAACGAGAGGCTTTACGAGAAGACTGGGGTACTCTTGCTGAAGCTATGGATGAAGCTGATTTGCGCGTTGCTACAGCGGTAGGCGCAGAAATGGATAAGTTCAGATCTGAAATGACTAGTCAGTTTTCGGAAACACAAAGCGATTATAATATCAAGCGAAATCTTGACAACAGCCATCCGGGATGGGAGACTACCATCAATACCGATTCATTTAAAGATTTTATTTACGAAGGTGGCCCAACTGTTGTCGAACGTACCGATTATGAAAATACATTAAGTTACGCTCGGAGTTTACATAACAATTCACCAGTAGAAGCAAAAACTTTATTTGGTCAAGCGAATGAATTATACGCGAGTTTGTTAGCTAAGTATCCTACTTGGGCTGAAACGAAAGGTAAGTTATACAATGCTCCTGATGGGGGTTCTGCTATAAAACTTCTCGATATGCACAAGTTAACTACGAAGCCAAACGAAACCGCTGAACAAGAACAACAGCGAATAGCTGAACTAGCTGAAAAAGCAGCTCTCTTGAATAAGAACAAACAACTATTGGCGGCTAATATAGCCCCAACAAGCGGTAGAAATACACCGCCTATTGTTGCAAGTCCTGACCAAGAGGCTGAAGCTGAAAAAGCGTTTGCTGACGGTTTTAATAGTTAACCTTAATAACTATTACGGCATAGCAGCCGGACAAGCAATTGAACATTTACCAGTCTTCAAGGGCATAAATCTATATAAAAACCTTGTATAAGCTTTTTATCGCTAATGAGAAAATGTTATTTAAACTTATATTAACTTGGAGTTTTTATTATGGGTATTGTTTCCTATGAC